GTCATATCATATGGTAGAATATATTAAGGAGGTGATACCAATCGCAAATAGAAAAAAGGGTGTTGTAACAGAAGTATTAATGATACCTTTAAAAAATCAAGAAGTAAGAGGTGATACAATAAGTTTCATATATAATGAAGTTGTTAATCACATACCTAATTATAAACTAGGTAAATCACAGATTCTATCAACTGTTATATCAGAAGATAGCGTAACAGTAACAATCAAATACTAAAATTAACGAGAGCTGATAAACTCAAGCAAACAGAGAAAAGGAAACAAATATATGTCTAAAAATTTAAGTGCTTTAAAAGCTGTAGCTGAAAAGGTTCAATCTATCCACCCAATGACGGAGGGAAAAGAAAAAGGGGAACTATTAACAATTTGTACGAATGAAGAATTAACAATTAACGAATTTGATATTATCGAATTTGATGGAAAACCTGTTGTAATCTTCACAGTTGTTGAACACCCAGACCATTATTTTTACGGAGGTAAAGTTGTTACAGATACATTATCTCAAGTAAATGATTTATTAAATGAAGATGTTGAAGCTGTTAACGAGTTTTCAAAAACTGGTTTACCTGTATCGTTTGAGCGTCAAGAATCAAAGAACGATAAAACAAGAAAATACACAGTTATTAACTTGTTCCCAACATCAAAATAATAAACATAAAAATATAAAAGGTTAGTATTCGCTAACCTTTTTTTTAAAAAGAGGTGGTTAAATGGCAATACGAAAATCAACCGAAAACGAATTAAAAAAAGCATTAAAAAATTATAACGCTAAACTTTCAAGACTTCGTAAAGCTGACGTGTCTGTAGGGTTACCAGAAAAGGCGACGTTAAGCGAAATTAAATCTAGGTCAGCTAAAGACGTTAGAAAAGAAATTGAGCGTCTAAAGCGATTTACACAGCGTGGAGCTGAAACAGCTGTTGACTTTCAAGGGTTACAAATCACAAAATTTGAACGTCAAGAAATATCAAATCAATTAAGAAGTGTTAATATTAAAAGGACTATCAGACGTAAAAAAGGTGATTTAGATAACACTAATAAAAAGACTATTCCTAAATTCAGGAATAAAACAGCATTAAAGAAATTTCAAAAATCAATCGAAATTGAATCAAGATTTGATTTTGAAAAGTTACGAGCTGAAAAGTACGTTGATAATTATTTAACAGCTATTGGAAATATATTCGGTTCAGAAGCTACGGAGTTATTTAATATAATTCAGGAATTAGAACCAGAAAAATTTGTACAGTTTGGAACTGAAAGAGATTTACTTTCTATATCATTTATATATGACCCTCAAGAAAGAGAAAGAAAACTCTCAGCAATAACTCAAGAATGGCAACGAGCTATTGAATAGAAAGCAAGAACTTTATGTTGCAGACTTTGAAACAACAACAGACGAAAAAGATTGTAGGGTCTGGGGTTGGGGTTTAACAGCATTGAAAAAAGATTATCTAAAAATTAATAATAGTATTCAAAGTTTTTTAAATCATATTTCAATGTTGAAGAACCCAGTCATATATTTTCATAATTTAAAATTTGATTCTGAATTTATATTATATTATTTACTATCAAATAATTATGAGTTTGTTAAAAACCCTAAAGACTTAAAACATAAATCATTTAACTGTTTGAAAACAGACACAGGGGTTATTTATTCATTACAATATATGCAGGGAGCTAATTTAATAACAATTTATGATTCATTAAAAATATTACCTTTCTCCGTTCAAGTTATGGCGAAAACATTCAACTTAGACATTAAAAAGGGTGATATAGATTATAATAAGTTTCGACATGAAAACCACGAAATTACAGACAACGAACGTGATTATATAATTAATGATGTTGAGATTGTAAAGAAATCATTAAACTTTATGTTTGACAATAATTTAAAAGGTATCACTTTAGCGTCAATGTGTTTAAATGAATATAAATCAATCATTGGTAAACGTAATTTTGAAAGGTGGTTTCCAATAATAGATGACGATAAATTTTGTAGAGAATCATACAAAGGTGGTTTCACATATGTTAACCCAAAATTCCAGAATGTTGTTATTAATGAGGGTACTGTATTTGATGTAAATAGTTTATACCCAGCTGTCATGAGATATGATAAATTACCATACGGTAAACCGATACCGTTTGACGGTGAACCAAATAAAAATGAACACACATTTCATGATTTATTTATTGTAAAAATATCTTGTTCGTTTGAATTAAAAGAGGGTTATATACCCTCAATACAAATGAAGAATAACGGTCTATTTGCGTCAACTGAATATTTAACAAGCTCTAATAATTATGATGTTGAATTAACGTTAACCAGCGTTGATTATGAGTTATTTTTTAAACACTATAACGTTTACGGTTTAAATTATTTAGGCGGTTATTATTTCAAATCGTCGACAACATTATTCGGTGATTATATTGACAAGTGGACTAAAGTTAAAATAAATGCAACACTTGAGGGAAACAAAGGAATGCGAACATTATCAAAATTAATGTTAAATAGTTTATATGGTAAATTTGGATTAAACCCAAAATCAGGATTAAAAGAACCTTATTTATCAGAAAATAATATTGTAAAATGGACACCCTATGACGGAGAAGAAAGAGCGACAATATACGTTCCTTTAGCTAGTTTTGTAACTTCATACGCTAGAAAATTAACTATCGAATCAGCTCAACAAAATTATGATAGGTTTATATATGCTGATACTGATTCTATACATTTAGTGGGCAGACATGAACCAGATAACATTGAAATAGATAGCGTTAAACTGGGTAAATGGAAACATGAATATTATTTTAAAAGAGGTAGATTTATTAGAGCTAAAACATATATTGAAGAAAAGGATGACGGACACAATCACATTGCTTGTGCTGGTCTACCTGTTAAACTTCATGAAAAAGTTAACTTTGATAACTTCGTTTCAGGTTTTGAAGTCTATGGAAAATTAAGACCTAAAAAAGTTAGTGGAGGTGTAGTTTTAGAAGAATCCACATTTAAAATTAAATCTTAATTGTATTATAATAATTATTATGATATAATTATTAGTAGGGAGGTTTAAGTAAGTTTAAGGCTTGTAGCTGGATACCTAGATTTAATTATCTACCAGTTACCTGTTGGTGTGGTTACCGAGTTTAAACACTTGAATTGAACCCTAAAACCTAAACGAGGGTCTTATAAAATAGACCCTCACAATAAAAGAGGTGAAAATATCGTAAAAGAAAACCAAATGTATTATGACGTTAAAAAAGCGTTGTCATACTCAAATAAATTATTTTATTTCATTATTGGAGCTAGAAATTTAGGTAAATCATACAGTTCTAAACATTATTGTGTGACTAAATTCTTAAAACAAAAAAGAAAATTTATATATTTACGCCGTTATAAAACCGAATTAAAAGATAACGATAAATTTTTCAAAGATATAGCAAATGACCCAGATTTTAAAAATCTTGAATTTAAAGTTAAAGGGTCTAAATTTTATATAAATGATGAGTTAGCTGGTTATTCTGTTAACTTATCAACTCAACAGGTTAGAAAATCAACAGCTTATCCAGATGTTGACACAATCATGTTTGATGAATTTATAATTGAGGAGGGTGTTTACAGGTATTTAAATAATGAGGTTAAACAGTTTCTTGCTTTCTATCAAACAGTAGACAGAAGCCAAGACCGAGTTAAAGTTTTATTCTTAGCTAACGCTATAACGTTCTTTAACCCTTATTTCATTTATTATGATTTACCTAAACCAAAATCAAAAAACGGTATATACACTAAACGAGAGGGTATATATTTAGAAGTAGTTAACGAAATTAATTATGAAGTTATTAATCAAACTAAAAAGACCGTTTTCATGAGAATGAACGAGGGTACAGAATATTATGAACACGCTGTCAACAATGTATTTATACTAGATGACGATAAATTCATAGTAAATAAATTTCCCTCAACATTAGAAAACACTTTTAATATAACTTCAAATGGTAAAACATTTGGTATCTGGGTTGATTATAGAGAGGGGAAAATGTATGTAAGAACAAAACATGACCCTACTAGACCCAATTATACAACGTTTAACGACCATACACCCAACACCTTAATATTTAAGGTTAATAAATCTATTCTGCTTAAGAAGTTCAAAGATAGCTTTTTAGAGGGTCTTGTATACTTTGATTCACAGAAAACTTACACAGAAATGTATAAAACTATTAAGAAACTAATTTAAAGGAGGTGTAAATATGCCAAAAGCTAACCCAGAAACTAAAGTTGAAGAAACTAAAGTTGAAGAAGTTAAAGTTAAAAACGGTAAATTCGTTAAAACTTATAAGAAACAGAAGTATGAAGAAACATTTAAAAACGGTGTTTTAATTCGCAGACAGCGAAAATTAAAATAGGAGGTATAAATTATGCCAAAAATGGAAGAAAACACAGACACTAAAGTTGAAGAAACTAAAGTTGAAGAAACTAAAGTTGATGAAACTAAAGTTGATGAAGTGGAAGAAACAGGGGACGAGTCGGAGAACCTAGAGCCTGACGTGCCAGAGAGTAACGACCCAGAACCTGAAGAACCAAACGAGTTACAAATGATTAATGAACGTATTAATCTAATGAATGAAAAGTTAGGAATGTTAACAGAAATGTTAGTACCGTTATCTGAAAAATTAGATAACTTTGTTCAAGACATGAACGTTATTAAACCTAAAGAGGATATTAAACCTCAACCGAGCTTAGAAGAATTATCAAAGAATTTTGTTTAAAAATTATAAGGAGGCTATAATATGGCAAAAAATTTAGATAACAAAACATCAACGCTGTTAGATTCAATCAGAGCTAACGCAAGTCAAGAATATCAGGATAGAATACCTTTAGCAGAACAAACTTCAATCGCAGAATTGGGGTCAAGTATTTTATCAAGTAAAAGTTTAATGAATGAATTTGTTGTTGCTTTAGTTAATAAAGTAGCTATGACAATCATTCGAGAAAAAAGAGCCACAAACCCTTTAAACGTATTTAAAGGTGAACAATTAACATTTGGTGAAAAGGTAGAAGATATTTATATCCCTTTAGTTCAAGCACAAGTTTTCGACCAGAAAACAGCTGAATCAGAGTTATATAAACGTGAAATACCAGAAATTTCTGTACTGTATCATCATATTAACCGTAAAGGTTTTTATAAGACTACAACAGATAGAAGAACTTTACAAAAGGGGTTCACATCTGAAAGAGCGTTTGGGCAATTAGTTAGAGGAATTGTTGACCAATTAAACAAGTCACGTTTAAAAGACGAGTTTCTAGTATACAAATCTTTAATTACTCAAGCTGTTACAGAGGGTAAAGTATATGAGGTTGTTTCAGCTCCAATATCAGATGAAGCAACAGCTAAAGCTTTATTAGAAGAAATCAAAGCTATTTCAACATTATTACCAATTCTTTCAACTAAATATAATCATGCTGGTGTTGATACAGATACACCACAAGAAAGAATTAAAATCATCATGGACGCTAGAACAGAAGCACAATTAACTGTCCAAGTTTTAGCTGGAGCTTTCAATATGTCAGAAGTTGACTATAGAGCTAGTAGAGTGTTGATTGATAATTTTGAAAAATTAGGTAATTCAATTCACTGTATTATTTGTGACGCTGACTGGTTCGTATTACATGATTATCCAGACCAAATGGACGATTTATATAACCCACAAGGTCAATATACTAATCATTTCTTACATTATGAATCAATTAATTCAACTACACATTTTGCTAATGCTGTTGTAATTAAAAAAGTTGCTTCAACGTTAGTTAGTATTGATTTATTACCAGCTACAGCAAGTATTGACCCTACTTTATCAGATACTAATACTATCCAATTTAGAGTAGAAGCAACAGGAACAAATAACCCTAGTTCAAAAGTTAAATATACTATTTCTGGTGAAACATCAGAAGATACATTTATCTCAACTACAGGTCTATTATACGTTGCACCAGATGAAACAGGAACAGCTGGAGAAATTACAGTTACTGCGACATCAGAGCAAGACGAATTAATTACAGATACGTCAACTGTAACTATTGTCTAATTTAAGTAATATAAAATTAATAAAGGGTGTAAAGCTAAATAAACAGCAAACTGACACCCTTTATTTTTCTACAATCTTAACTCAAGAAACTTTCTTTATCAGTAAAAGTGACCCACTCTTTGATAAGTCTGACGTATCTTTTCAAAGAACTAACGGTATTATAGAATATGACAGACACGCTGAAGATTTAAAACAGTTTAATTATGTCATGTATCAAACCGATAGAAATGATAAGTGGTATTATGCTTTTATTGATGATGTTAAATATATTAACGATAACGCTAGTCAGATATTATTTACTGTTGATTATCTACAAACATATCTATTTGATGTTGAGCTAGGTAATAGTTTAATAGAACGTGAACACGTTTCTAATGATACAATAGGTGAACACACTTTAGACGAAAATTTAGACGTCGGAGAAACTGTTAATGATTCATTTCTATTTTTTCAACCGTTAGCAGACTTAGCAATTTTATTAAGTGCTACATCATTAAGTGACGGTTCGTTTGTTACAGCGTCATATAACGGTGTACCGTCAAGTTTATTATACTTTGGTTTTAACTTAACAGATACAGCAGGGGTTAACGCTAAAATTCTTGAATATGTTGGTACAGGTAGACTGGACGCATTAAAAAATATGTATCTAGTACCTAAAAATTTAGTAAAATCGCCGTTTGTTAGTGGTGCGTTAATTACACCGTCTGACGAATCGCCTATATTAAC